TTAATGGATGAAACTGATACTAACCCTCTTGTTAAGATGCACTTAGATACAAGTAACGAAAAAGGTTACAAGTATCAACAGATACTTAACTATTCAAGATGTTTAGCAAATGAGGTTAACTAAATGACTGTCACTTATATGAAAGACGGCTCACCAAAAAGTTGGGATAAAACACTTCGTACTTACGAAGTGTCCTGGCCTAATGGCAAGAAAGAACTTTGGAAAGATATTACTGCACGTGATTGTTTAACAAAGTACGAAAGTATGGATCCGGGTGGAAATGAATTAGGCCTAAGAGAAGTTGTAGGCAAAGAGTTACAAATGCAAAAAATAATGGATAAAAAATAAATGTATGATGACATAAAGTTAATACTAGACAAAGAACAACAAAGACAAGATACAACTGTTGAACTTATAGCAAGTGAAAATTATGCCAGTCAATCAGTAATGGATTTATGTGGTAGCATTTTTACAAACAAATATGCAGAAGGATATCCGGGTAAACGTTACTATAATGGTTGCGAACATATGGATGAAATTGAGCAACTTGCAATAGATAAAGTATGTGAGTTATATAATTGTGGTTTTGCCAATGTACAACCTCACAGTGGTGTAAATGCAAATACTGCCGTTTATCAAGCATTAATGAATCCAGGCGATACTCTAATGGGTATGGACTTGGCAAGTGGTGGACATTTGAGTCACGGTGCTCCTCCTACACTAAGTGGTAAAGTTTATCAAGCAGTAACATATGGTGTAGATGAGAATGGACTGCTAGATTACGAGCAAATACGAGCATTGGCAAAAGTAAGTCAACCACAAGTAATTGTAGCAGGTGCAAGTGCATATCCAAGACAAATTGATTGGCAAGCATTTAAAGATATTGCAGATGGCGTTGGAGCATATCTTGTTGTTGACATGGCACATTACAGTGGTTTAGTGGCTGGTGGTGCATATGAGTCACCTTTGCCGTATGCAGATGTTGTAACAAGCACAACACATAAAACACTAAGAGGACCAAGAGGTGGAATGATACTTTGGAATAATCCTGATTATACAAAGAAAATAAACAGTAGCATTTTTCCTGGAACACAAGGTGGTCCACTTATGAATATTATTGCCGCAAAGGCACAATGTTATACAGAAGCATTACTTCCTAGTTTTGAACAGTATGCACACCAAGTTGTAAAAAATGCACAAGCAATGGCACGTCAGTTAGAACAATACGGAATAGATGTTTTAACAGGTGGAACAGATAGTCATATTATATTAATTGATTTGAAAGATAGCAAGTACTCAGGAAGACAGGCTGCAGATTTATTAGAACAAAATGGTATTACTGTAAACAAAAACGGAGTACCAAATGACCCAAGGAACTTTGTAGAAACAAGTGGTATTAGAATTGGAACTGCCGCTGAAACTACAAAAGGAAATCAAGAATACTGGTTTAGAGAACTAGCACAAAAAATTGCAAACTTACTTAAAGGATAGAAAATGAAAAATTTTAGTAGCATGAGAGACTTTATGACTCCAAAAGAAAATGCAAATGACACCAGAGCGGAACGTAGAGCTCATGCTCGTAAGGCTTATAAGTTAGCAAAGAAAATGGAAAAGGATTTAGCCAGACAAGTTGCTCAAACAAAGGTTGACAATAAGCAATAAGCATAGTATAGTTAAAACTTAATTACAGATGAGGCAAACATGACAATGCATTTAGTAGGTCCTTATATGACCACTACAAATTATCGTAGTAAAAAGTCTAACAAAAAGAAAAGTCAAAAGCAAATACAAGCAGATATAAAACATGACAAGTGGCTTCGTGCTAGAGGTATTGCTCCTGATCAATTAAAAGATAAACTTCCTACTAATGCTAAAGGTGAACGTAAAGGCATATATGCTGTTCCAGATTACAAGCAACATCAAGGTACTGTGGCTTGTAGTAACAACATTATAGGTAGTACTGCCAAGAAACAAGAGAACCAATATACAGGTGATCAACTTGCTGGTATTGGTATGTTACATAAAAGTAATATGGTTCCTGTTCGTAAGGATAGTAACGATGCTAAAGAAATTGCAAGAATGCGTCGATAAATTGACAATTTAAGCATAAATATAGGAGCAACGAAAGTTGCATAGTATAAGGAGTCAAAATAATGACAAAATATATAACTGATCGAATCAAAGAAAAATCAAGCCAAGGTGGCGCCGCACTAATCGCCATGGGTGTAATTGTATTAATAGCAGGACCGTTTGCAAAGATAGCCGCCTATGCCGCTATTGCTTATGGAATTTGGCAAATCTATACGAAGGATTAAATGCCAACATTTACTGCACTTCTTAAAAATAAAGAATTACAAGTACAATACACAGACTCTGACAATGTTATGATTGCCTTATACGATGAAGTAGACTGGGGCACTTGTGGCGGAAGTGGAGTCTGCGGTACATGTGTCTGTGAAGTTATTAATGGTGAAGAGTTTTTTGATGAACCTGATATTAACGAAGAAGATACATTAGAGTTTATGAATGTTCCTAATGCAAGATTAGGATGTCAATTATGGCTAGATGCTGTTCCGGATAAAAAATTAACTATAAGAGTGAAAGATGTCAATAACTGATTTTAATAGAAAGCCATCTGAGGATGGATCATTTGATTGGGTAGTACAAGATACTTCAATTGATACTAATCGTATTAAGGAAGTACTAAAAGAAGTGTACGATCCAGAAATTCATATCAATATACATGACTTAGGACTTATATATCATTGTGATGTTGTAGATGGAAAGTGTGATGTTGTTATGACATTAACCAGTGCTTTCTGTCCAGTAGCAGGTGAAATGCCTATATGGGTAAAAGAAGCACTAATAAAAGTTGATGGAATAAATGAAGTTGATGTTGAAATGACTTTTGTGCCACAGTTTGGTCCGGACCAAATGAGTGAAATGGCACAATTTAGTTTAGACATGTATAGTGAGGATACACAATATGACCAGTTCGACTACTACGACAGTAACTTTGACTGATAAAGCAAGACAACATTTAATTAACATATCAAAATCGCAAGAGAAACCATATGTATTATTTGGTGTTGATGGCGGCGGTTGTGCCGGATTTTCATACTACTGGAAAGTAGATGACAAATATGATAACACAGGTGAATTAATAGAACTTGGAGACGGCGCAAGTTTGGCAATTGATTCAGCCAGTATAATGTATGTGCTTGGAAGTAAGATAGATTATGTAAGTGACATAATGGGCTCTACAATTCAAGTAGATAACCCATTAGCACAAAGTAGTTGTGGTTGTGGAGAATCAATTAGTTTCAACTTCTAAAATATCCCAATTTTCTAATTTAAAAGTATGAGTAGAAACTTTTTCGTTTGCGAAAGTTTCAACCGTAATACTATCTCCATCTTTTTTAGTTTTAAGAATTTTAAACAAGTCAGGGTAATTGTTAACTTCTGTGTTGTTAACTTTTAACAATACGTTCTTACCTGTTAGTCCTGACTTTTCTGCATTACTACCTGAGTTAGGTGTAATAGATAACTGTTTAAGTTTATCGTCATAATCAACTGTTACGTTTAGTGCAGGCCTTCTTGGCTTGCCATATTTCATAATTCTTTCAAAACTCCATTTAACATCATCAATAGTAACACTTAGGCTCCATGCTTGAGTGTTTGTTTGATCACGACTTGGAATTAGTATAGTATTAATACCTGCCAAGTGTCCTTGTTCATCAAACATACCACCGCCACTGTTACCTGGCATGATTAAACTATCATGTTGAATAAATGTTTGCCACGGACTTGTAACGTTTCTTTTAGTGTGTCCAATAACACCTTTACTAACTGTCCAGCCCATTCCTTGTGGGTGTCCAATCGTATAAATGTCGTCACCTATTGTAATCTCTTCTGCCCATGTAATTTGTGCGAGACTCTTTGGCAACGGTAATGTAGTAATTTTTAATACTGCAATATCAGTTATGGTGTCAACACCTAAAACTTTTGCTTGGTATTTCTTAGTATCAGTTTCACTATAGACATGTACAAAAACGTTTCCTGCATCTTCGATTACGTGGTGGTTGGTTATAATAATACCATCACCTGAAATAACCACACCGGTACCTAGGCCCATTGGTGTTTGTCTATCTTTGTCTTGTTGATCCTCTTGTATTATTGTATCAAACGGATCTTTTATTTTGTTTTCAGCGACTACTAGCACAGTTGCATTTAAGTTCTCAATTACCTTAGGAAGTTTAGCATCAGCGCCTAAGGGGAGAAAACTAATACAAACGACTAATAGGTACTGTAGAACTTGCATCATGATTTAGATTCCTTTTACGTTTGGCACTATCACGTTGTGCCAACTTATGCTTACTTTCGCAAAACCCACAGTAATGATTTTGGCCGTTAGTCAGCCTTCTTTGATGCATTGTTTTAGAACTTCGAAAGAACAAAGACGTACAATGATCGCAGAGTAATGCGAAAACTTTTGTTGTTCTACATAGCACACTCTTGTGTCGTCGATGTTTCTGATTTATAAATGTGTATCCTACATACATTACATGTATTTACCAATTTAGTTAGCATTCGGCTAGATGACTTTGAACATAAATAACATATAACAACAAATTTTGCAGGAGAATTTTAAATGGCAAAGCAAACTATTAACATAGGAAGTGCCGCTAATGATGGATCAGGTGATCCACTACGTTCGGCATTTGATAAGATTAACGATAACTTTACAGAAGTTTATACAGAATTAGGTGGAGCAAGTTTAAGTAATATTAGCATTACAGGTAACACTATTGGTTCAGATGATACCAATGGAAACATTATTTTGTCACCAAATGGTACAGGTGATGTTGTAATTGCAACGGCTAAAAGTCTACAATTAACAGACCACACAGATAATGCAATACTAAAAACAGATGCAACTGGTAACTTAACTGCAAGTGCAGTAACAGAAAATGGAACTTTTCTTCAATATGGTGATGTTGTTGTTAATCCAACAACAAGCACAATTCAAACAACAGCAAACGATATTACTCTAACACCAGGTGGTGGAGAAGTTGTTGTTACTGGGCACGTCTTAAGTGATACAACAAACACAAAAGACTTAGGTTCTACAATAAACGTTTGGCGTGGAATTTTTGGAACTAAGTTAACTGCAACAGGTGATAGAATTAACATTACTACAGTACATACTCCAGCAACTGCTAAAGGCGTAGATGGAGATGTAATTGGTGATATTTCCGTAGATGCAGATTATATTTATTATTGTACTACAACATGGACTGATGGAGTAGCAGATATATGGAAACGTGTTGCTATAGCAACTTGGTAATAGGAGCATAAACTAATGGCCACAAGACAAGTAATAAAAACGGGTACTACAGTCGATGACGGCACAGGTGACCTATTAAGAGATGCTTTCGTAAAAGTAAATACAAACTTTGAAAATGTTTGGGATAAGACTTCAGTAAACAGTAATTTAGATTTTACTGGTGATACTGTGTCAAGTACAGGTGAGTTGATACTATCTCCTGCAAGTGATATTAAAACAACTACAAAC